ATGAAATGCCCAAAATGTGGAAAGGATGTCATTTTACAGAAAAAGCAAGTAGGGGTTGATGAAAATGGCAATCCGGTTTTAAACGAATACGCAATCTGCAAAGACTGCAAAAAACAATGGAATCTTGACAAACAACGTGCAAAAAAATCGGCTCCTAAACCGGCTGCTTCTGTAGCAAAACATACAGAAGCAGCTCCAAAGCAGGAGGCGCCAAAAGCACCTGTAGAAAAAACAGAAGAAACAAAAGCAACAGAACAAAAGAAAATCGCTGAGCACACAGACGAGCCAAAACAGCCTGTACAGAAAAAGAAGCGTCCAGCTTCCGAAAGACCTGTTTCTGAGCATTCCGAAAGACCGAAAAAGAAACGTCCGGTCTCTGATCATTCTGAAGAAGCGCCTCGGAAAAAACGTCCTGATTCCGAAGCTTCTGATGCTGTACCTAAGAAAAAACGCCCGGCTCCTGCAGATTCAAAAACAAGAGTGATTTCTGTTCCGGAAGAATTCAAACAGGAACCTTCCGAAGAAGGGCAGCGTTACGGTAATATTCCTTCTGAAAAAGTACGTGCAAAACGTGAACGTGCAGTGAAAAAAAGTTACGAGGATATGCTTGCATCTGATCCGGACAGAAAGTCTGTACACAAACGCAAGCCGGCGCCGAAGCCAGTAGAAGAACCGGAAGAAATCGAAGACGAGGAAGAATATGAGGATGATTACATCACTCCAAGATTCCGGGTACTCCGTGTGATTTTCGGACTTCTTTCTATCGTAGCGTTTGGTTTCTTTACATACAAAGGAGTGATCAGCGGACTGGACAGCATTACCTCCGGAAGTAATTCCAACATTGGTACTTTCTATGTCATCATGGCACTTTGCATGCTGATCTCCGGACTGCTTCTTCTCATTCTTCAGAAGAGCAATACGATTTTTGCATTCCTGCTCCCGATGCTCTTTTATATCGGATGCAGCGTGATCGGTTTCCTGAAACATGGTGATGACAAGATGCTCTTATACAGTGCGATCGCATGTGTTGTACTTGCAGTGATCTTCCTGATCCTGACGATCTTGTCCAGACGTGACACTGAGGAAGACGAAGACTTTGATGATTATGATGATCCATTCGAAGAGGATCACGATAACTACTAATTTTAAATTATAATTTTATGCCGGTCTGATTTCATTCAGACCGGTTTTTTTCACGCTTCTTTTTTTCCGGCATATACTTTTAGTAACATCTTTAAAAACTATGGAGTGCTTATGAAAAAAAGAATTCTCACATTTCTTCTTGCCGCATCCATGATCCTGCTTACGGGATGCCACTCTTCAAACAACAGTACCCCGACCGGCGGCAATCCGGATTCTTCCAAAGAGGAATTGACAAAACTCACCTTAAATGAAGTTGCACACTCAATTTTCTATGCCCCTATGTATGTTGCCATTGAAAAAGATTATTTCCGGCAAGAGGGCATTGAACTGGAACTCGTCACAGGATTTGGGGATGTATACTTAGTACAAAGCAAATGATACAATATTCTCAGGACGGCAACTCCATCCGTCCAACACTCATATACGCCGCCCGTAAAAAGGTGTGCATCATTTCGGTTGTCAGGATCATCCCTTCTGGCAGCCGGAATTTAAAAGTATTACCGGGTATCTCCAAAAACTCTTGATATAGTAAAAACGTATCGTAAGATTCGTAGATTTGATATTCCATATCTATCCCCTCCATTTATTCCATTATATCATAAAAATATTTTAAAAACTTTTCATTTTCCTATTGACTTTACGCCTTATAAGACGTATAATAAGGCCATAAGATAAAGCAAAGGAGATACGAAAAATGAAAAAATACAACTTATCAAAAATTATGAAAAGAGCATGGGAACTGGTAAAGAAAACATCCTTCGGAATCTCCGAAGCTTTAAAGAAAGCATGGAAAGAAGCGAAAATGGGAGGAACAAAAATGACAGGAACAGAGAAACAGATCAGTTTTGCAAACGATCTGATCAAAAAAATGAACGAGCAGTTTGATGCTCTGATCGCAGAGTGCAAGGCAAAATATCCGGAAAGCGTGAGCATGTGGGAATCTCGCAAGGAAGAATACAACAGAATCCTTTCCGAATCTGATGCCGGACTCGTAATTGATCTGCTGAAGTGGAACAATGAAACAGCTTACATGAAATACTACCAGAGACTTATGTTTGATCTTAAACACGAACGCAATACAATGTGTAAAAGAATTTTAAGTGAAGTTTACGGAAAATAATTACAAGAAAGACATTGTAGCAAGACGCAAGTGATGTATATGCTGACCTATCGGCTACGGGGAGAAATGGAGAAAATCATGGCAGAATTAAAAGAACTCAGAAAATTTATGAATATGACGCAAAAAGAATTGGCAGAAAAATCTGGAATCAACCTACGGCAGATACAAAAGTACGAGTATGGAGAGTACGATACAAGCAAAATGATGCTTAGAAATGCAATCGCACTGGCAGATGCACTGGAATGCGATGTTAGGGAATTGTCGGAGTTGAACTTGAATATTTTTACAAACGAAGCGAAGAAAGCCATAAAAGATGGAGAAATGGACTTACATGATCTTTTAAGGATGGACAAATACCAGAAAATCAAAAAGCTAAGCAAGATCGGAGAATTTGAAAGTACTTTTTACGAAAGCTATAAATGGATCCCGGAAACACTGTTTGATAAATTAACACCAGATGAGCTTGCGAAGCTTGTAGATAGCTTTTATGACTGTTATAGCTCTGGTAAAAATGCAAGATAAAAGGATAAGCTTAATGCTTATCCCTATCTTTTAGATTTAAATATACTGTTAATATTTCAATCCGCGTCCGCCGGAATTGCTGGCAGAACCGCACACCAAAGCATCCATTAGGTGCGACAACTTTAATATCTCGCATTAAAGTTACTACTAATATTTCAATCCGTGAAACTGTGATTTGCCCAGTTTCCGCAATACAGAGCATCATCTGTATTGGACATCTTTACAATACCACATTTTCCCGGATATGTAAATACATCCAGAAAATTTATCTAACAATTGTAAAGTTTCCCCTCAGAGAGCTAATCTCCGAGGGGATTTTATTAGATGGATGTAGATGGTTTTCTGTTCAGCACCGCAAGTAATCTTGCGTGCCACGGCGCGATTGGACTCCATTTGTAGCACGGCATATCTTTTCCGTTGTTGTCCTTGTAAATCTGCTGAACGATTTTCAGCTCGTCCGGATGCGCCAATGTGATTACTTTATATCCATCAAAATAAAATACTGCACCTTTTCCCTCAACTGTAAATAAACATCTCATCTCTTCATTTTCTCCTTCCTGTTCAACCACGTTTTGATTTCCATCCATCAATTCCTTGATTCGTTTGATAAAATAGGCTTTTGTCTGCGCTGCACCGCCGTGAATCTCTACTGATCTGTGCGGACAAGCGGTTGCAAACACCTCCTGATGTAGCATGATCGTGCTTTCGTTTGGTACGATTCCGTATTGCTTACACTTCTCAGCGGCCAACTGCAATGCTTTTTCCTCGTTTGCTTTAAATACATCCAGATCACCCATACTCTGGCATACCTCAATACTCAAAAAATTGAGATTTCCGTTTAAGTCACCACAATGCCAAGCGCAGTTAGAATCATCCTCTGCCTGCAAAATCCCATCACTGCACACGTAATAATGAGCAAATCCGTTTTCCAAGTTTGCATTTTGCAAATAATTCTGGTAATACTCTGCCGTTGCATTCTGGCTGTCTGCACCATTGTGGATAAAAATACCGACAGGATTCTTCCCTCTCCTGCCGGAAATTCCTCTACAGATACTCATTCTTTCTCTTCCTCCTGCTCTTCTGTCTCAAATACCTTTTCCAGTTCCTCTGCGGATACCCTTCCAAATTCGTTCTGTTCGCTCATGGTCTCACCTCCTCCGTGCGTGTCGCACAATAAAAGAGAGCCTGTTTCCAAGCTCTCTGAAATTACCTACTTATATGTAAGTGCCCTCTCTGAATCTCCTGCTCCCGGTGTTGTTGGGTCTACCACCACACCAAGGATTGCCAGAACTGCAAAGAGCGCATTAATTACAGTCAATAACTTGTCTCCAAGGTCTCCGAGATCGATCGCAAATCCAAACACTGCCGCAATAGCCTGTATCAACAGTAAGATTGCTGGGATCAGCGCTACCCAGAAAGCCTTGTTTTTAAT